TCTTTTATTAATTTGTTTAACTTATCTTTATTTGAAAAAGCATAAAGTGCAGCATTATAATCTTCAGGATAGATTTCCCAACTTATGTCATCACCCTCTAGTCCTAAATATATTTCTAAATGAAATTTATTTTTAGCAACTACAATATCTTTTTCTACCTTACTTCTTTTTGGCATCTTTCAATTTTTTTATTTCTAAATCACAATAGTGTTTAATTTTTTCTAAATCTTGTATGCCATTTTTATTTAAATAACGACACACATACTTTATAACGTTCCCTTGGAAGAATGAAAGGTCATTCTTTGAAATAAATTCGTAAGGCTGTATGCGAAACGATTTATAATGTGATCCTCCAATTTGCTTATCTTGTGGAAACGCATCTTTAAATATATCTTTATTTGTCATTTCATTACCTCCATCATGCAAAACCATATGCAAAAAATTATAAGTATATCTGATGTAAGTATCCTCATAGTCTGTACTCCTTCCTTTTTATTTTTGATTTAAGTTTATATAAATTATTACGTGCTCTTGTAATTCCTACGTACCAAACACGATGTTCTTCATCACGTTTGTCAACACTTCTTTTTATAGATTTTTGTATTTTATCTCCTTGATGTAAAGCTAAAATTACATTATCCTGTTCGCCACCTTTTATTGCATGAATTGTAGACATAAATATTCTTGCGTCCATATCTAAATCTTCACCTTTTTCTAACATTATTCTTATATATCTTTTTTCTTTCTCAGGAGCTGCAACAAATACATCATACCAGTTTTTAGTCCTGTTAAATAATTCATCTCCCATAAAATCTTGACATTCCTTTTCTTCTTTTTCATCTAAAATTTTACCCCTTTTAGTCCAGTCTGTGTATAGTTTAGCTGCTTTGTATAATCTAACTTTATAACTTTTACCTCTGTTACTTTGATAATATAAATTTTTCTTTCTGACTTCATTCATTAACTCTAACAACTGACTCTTGGTTCTTGTTAAAATTAACCATTTACCTTTTGTTAAATCCACCTGGCCTAAGTTTGCAATATATTTACACTCACCCTCGTAGTCTCTTGCTAAATAATCTTTTTGTTTCCTGATGCCTGATATACTTTCTATTGGTCTATTAGACTCTTCTTGTACAATTTTTGATATACGTCTAGACTTTTTTAATACTTTTTCTTTTGCAGGTTCTTGTATAAATCTATTAACATCTGCACCAGCCCAAGCAAAAATAGCTTGGTCATCATCACCTGCTAGATATACATCTTTACTTTTTTCTTTTAATTTATCATACAACTTCCATTGTAGTGGTGATAAATCTTGTGCTTCATCAATAAAGACAACATCAAACTCTGGAACTTTATCTAGCACATTGTTTATGATGTCATTAAAATCATAGAGCCTGTAGTTCTTTTTATATTTTATAAAATTGTCATGTATATGTTTTAATGTAGTCCACCTAATTTGTTTTCTATCGTGTTCATTACGATCAAACTCTTCTCTAATTTCTACATCTCTATTGATTGCTCTTCCTATCATTTGAAAGTATGGGTCATTACATGTTAAGAAATGTGATTCTTCTTCATTGTATTTATCAGAATACTTTACTCGAATACCTAATTCTTTACCTAAGTCTTCATAGTGAAATGGTTGCATAATGTTTTCTTCATTTAAACCAAGAGTGTTATATGCAAAAGAATGCAGCGTTTGAAAGTGTTCTAGTTTTTTTTCATCGATAGGCATTCTTTCTCTAGCTTCTCTTGCTGCTTTTCTTGTAAATGCAAAATAACCTATCTTATGTAGTGGTGTTCCTATTCTAACATATGCTCTTGCTCTATTAATAAGTCTGTGAGTTTTACCTGTGCCAGGTGGACCATAGATTTTATGTATCATACTATGTCCTCTTCCTTATCAAACTCTAATATTTCTTCAGGTGGTTCATCTTCCTCAAATTGTTTCATATCTATTTCCATACATCTAATTGGATTGCCTTTACCTATTCTCTTTTGTTTACTAGGCTCTGCTTGAAACACATCAACGACCATTGTCTTTGTTTCGTTTTCATCCATACGCCATTCATTTCTTTTTAACTCTTCATAAAATTTATAAAATAAAAAATATCCTTTGCTTTCTTCTACATATACAGATCCACTTTTAAATCCATTTAGTGTTGTAGTTCTCACATCGTTTAAATATTCTTTTAGATGTCTAAACAATATACCTGCTGGTTGTGATTCTGGATCTGGTATCTCGACATTTAGTTGTGACCATAGTTCAGATACTATGTCTTGAAAATCTTTTGCTTTGATAGGTGGTGGTACTATGTTTGTATGCTCTGCAATTAATGCTCTTAGTTCTCTTTGCTCTATTATTTGTTTTACAGTTTTTGCATTAATCGTTTTAATTTTACCACTCGGTTGTTTTACATATAAAAAGAATTTTGGATGTGGTCTGTAGTCCATTTTAGTTACACTAATTATCTCAGGCCATGATGCGTTTAGTTGTTTACCCACACCATACTTTCTACGCAAACATATACTCTTAGCACACTTAGATTGTATCGGATCTTCATTACAAGTATAACCTGCAGTGTCACCCTTCCATGCTTTTATTTTTGATTTAACTTTGTCATCACCCCAG